GAAGCACGATGCGGGTACCGCAACCCGACATTATCGAGCATTTTGGCAACGCAGATGCCGTGCCGCAGCCGTCGAAGCGGTGCTTAAGCCGCTAGGCGGGAATTGTGCGGTGTTGCCATAGGGTAATTCCCCCTATTATTTTATTCCGGCTGTTTCAGCTGGCGGATCAGCTGGTTGGTGCCGGTTGCCGCGAGGCCAGACACAATGCCCACGGCCAGCGCGGTCAATGGGTCGCCTGCCGGGAAGTCCGGCACACTTCCGCACCAGGCCAGCACCCCCAGCACACCGCCCAGCGTGCCGCAGATGGTGGGCAACCATTTATTGGCAAGCGGCGTTTGTTTGACCGCTGTTGCCGCCAGGTAGCAGATAATGGTAATCGCCGCCACCCCTGCCATACCAAAAGTTGTCAGATCCATGGTCTCCTCCTTTTTATTTTATGCTTTTTTATGCTTTTCTTTTAACTTATGGCCCGGCCTGCGGGGGTATGCGCCTTTTCCAGGCTGCTCAGGCGGTGGTTTGCCACACGCAGCTGCTCTTCCAGCACCGGCACCCGCTGGGCAAAGTTATTGTGAGCGCGGACTTCGCGGGTCAGCTCCTCCAAGCGGGCATCCGTGACCGCTTGGGCCGTTACCATCCGCTGTTCCGCGCGGCGGGCAGCCATCATATTGGTGATAACCACCCCCAGCAGGCTCAGCCCGCCGGTGATCAGCGCCACCAGAATTGCTTCCATCCTGCTCACACCTCCGTATAGGCGGCGTGGTACAGCCCCGATTCCACCAGGCCAAGGTCCCCGCACAGGGCATACAGCCGGGCAGCGTCCCCGTTGGAAATCGGCCCCACCGTTACCGTCTGCATTTGGACCGGCTGTGTTTTTTCCGCTGCCGGGCGGGCAACGCTCTGGTAGCCGCCCAGCCGCACCGCGGTAGATGCCGCCGCAAAATCTGCATCCAGCCAGTTCAGCGGGTGGACCCGGCGGTTTTTGTACCGCACTTCAAAATGCAGGTGTGCTCCATAGCAGTTGCCGGTATCTCCGCTGTAGCCGATCAGCTGGCCCTCGTATACCGTCTCCCCCTGGGCCACGCAGAGTTTGCTCAAATGGGCGTACAGCGTCTCCAGCCGGCCGCCACGGTAATCCGCATGGCGCAGCTTGAGCATATTGCCATAGCTGTTGGTATCCCCCTGGGTGCGCTTGCCGTTCCAGCGGTATGCGATTGCAACCGTGCCGGCCTCCGCAGCGTACACGGGCGTGCCGACTGCCGCACGAAAGTCCAGCGCCCTGTGCAGCGAGCCATCATTGTACAGCCATCCGGCGGTGATTACATGGCTCTGCAGGGGCCAGCTGAAAAGCACATCTTCATTTTCCAGTCTCATTTTTTTCTTTCCTTTCTTTTTCAGAAGTTACCGTCTGTGTATCCCACCAAAGCTCCGCAAGAAGCTCACGCTCTGTGGTAGTATCAAGGTCTTCACGTTCGAGCCTGTCAAGAGTCGCGTCCAAAAGGTCGAGAGCGATTGCAAGTGTGCTGCGCAGGCGGGATATACTATCAGGGTTTTGCATTTCTAGGCGGTTCCGGCCAGACAACGTCATAGGGAAAGCCCTCCTGCTCTGGTACGTCTCGCAGTGCCTGCCTGTATGCTTTCCAGTCCTCTTTGTCAGTCTTTGCATCACCCAGCACCGTCCAGTCAGTGGCGTCAATCAGCTTGTCCCGCTCTGTACGCACAGCGACCGCAGCGGCATCGTAGTCATACTGCTTGACAAGGGTGGCCCACGCATCCGGGGCCGCGCTCAGGCCGCCTGCAGGCAGGGCCGTAATCATCTCGTATGTCGTATACTGCCAGCCGTTCCGGGGCGT